TTCTTTAGTGTCGAGTCATCTGCCATAAGGACTTGGTAACGTCGCTCCATACACATAACAACAGGCTCAAGGTACTTCGGAGTAGAAGATGCCTTGAAATAATAATCAAAGAATATCATGCCTTGCCTCCTTTCTTAATTATACTTTTTAAATGATCTGGGAGACTGAAGATTGCTTCACCTTTATCGGGGACAGGAAAAATCACAAGGCTCTGCTGGTCGCATTGGGTAGAACTATCAAAAGTATGAAAGCCCCATAAGCCAAGTATGTTGGAGAAACTTATACTTATCACCGAGAATGGAATTTCGTTATCGTCAATAGCGATTGAGCTATCAGAAAGATTGAGCGTATATTTTTTATTCACATTGGGAATCGAGTTAAACTTCTTATACACCTCATCGATAAATACTGCAAACGTATCAATGTCTGCTGCAAGAACCTTGTTATATTTCTTTATAAATTCGGAAAGCGGTTCAAGGTCTTTTGGAACATCAGGAGCCTTGAAATAATTATAAATGAATATCATGCCTTGCCTCCTTTCTGTTTCTTTTCTGATTTGTTCATACGATAAACTAAGTAGCCTGCACAGAGGGTTGAAACTACGGATGTAATAGGCTGCTGCTCGATGGCTACAGCTGCTACGATCACGCACAAAGATACAAGGTTAACTCGAATTACCAAACGACGGGTAACTGAGAACTCGCAGATACGACTGTAGAACTCGCTTTTTGAGTCGAGCCAAAGATTAATAGACTTGATTTTGCGCTGTATCGTAGCACGTACGTCGATAGGCTGCTGTTGCTTTGCAGAGCTCTCGAATTCGATTACTTGTTGCATATTGCACTCGGTTTTGACATTACCCAGAACCGCTGGGTACGGATACGAAAAAGCGGATGCTCTTCCTGTTCGTCAAAACCGAGATTTCTCCACAAGGGCTAAATCACATGGAAGGCATCCGCCATATCTTCGTTGCAGTGGTCTGCAATATGGGCACAAAAATAAGCCCAACGAAGTCTAATAAGTTCGGGGCTTGATATCATCTCGCCCTTGTTTGAGAACATTGTTCTCGGTTTTGACAGTTGCAAAGATAAGGAGTTATTTTGAAACCGCCAAATAAAAGCGCAAATATTTTTTGCGCCACGCAAAAATTATTCTATTATAATGGGTCTCTCATCGGGTAAATCATCGTGAGGTATTTGATATTCGTCAAACACCCTCAACAGCTGGTCCTCGTTATACACTTGGATATCATAGCCTTGCCCTTTAAGGTCTTTAATTAAGTCTTTCTTCTTTGGACCAGCAGCATAACCCATAATGACAATGTTAGTCTTCTTACTGATAGAAGTGTTCATGTCAGCTCCATACTGCTTCAGGAGTTTTCCCAGTTCATCACGCTTCGGGAAGGTAAGAAACTGTCCTGTGATGACAATCTTCTGACCGAAGAATGGTGTGTTTGGATTTTCCACTTCTTCTGCGCTGAGAGGCTTCAATGTTTCAGAGTCAAGATGATTATTTTCTCTCACCTCGAGAGAGGGTCTTCTAACCTTTCTCATAGACATATTGATTTCTGCCTTCATTCTCTCACGGATACAGAAGTTGATAAAAGTGTTGATGTTTTCTTTCTTAGAGAGATAATCTTCAAGATCGCTCTCTACAATAAGTTGATGTTCCATAATACAATAGTTTTTAGTTAATATTCGTTGCAAAGATACAAAAACCGAATAACAACGCAATAAAAACGAAAAGAAAAAGCCCCTCGCAATGCGAGAGGCTAATATGCACCCATAGGCGATGAGTGACTTTTGTCTTAAGGTCAATGAGAACCTCGCCTAAATATTTTCTGCTGCACGACGAATGCGGTTGGATAGGTCGATAAGTGCGCCTCGCATCTGCTCGGTCTCCTGTTGGTTGAAACCGCCTGCACCTCCGTTGCCGTCAATGCCATCCATTTTGTGGTAAAACCAAGAGGAAGATTTCTGAAAGTAGGTGTTGGCAAAATCACGCCATGAAACTGACATTAAGATGTCTTGTACTTTTCTTTTCATATCAGTAACTACTACTGGGGTTGTCATAACTGTTTCCATTGTTTCTGTGTTTATAGTTTTACTTTATTGTGCCTCTCCCTCGTAAGGGAGAGGTCTTTAGCTTTATTAGTATGGCTGTCGGACCATTTTGTCGAAGAGTTCCTGTAAATCCCAAAGGAGTTGTGGATAGCCATTTGGATAAGAGTTATTATAATTTCTCATTCTCTCAAGGAGTTCCCTTTCTTCAGGTGTAACCTCCATCATTTCTTTTTTCTGTTTCATATTCTCATTGTTTTCTTAAGACAATACAAAGGTACTACAAATTTTTGTAGTATGCAAATATTTACTATAAAAAATCGTAGTAAGATTGAATATTTAACATTTAAAACATTTTCGTGACTTAACGAAATTGATAACTATTGATAGAAAGTTTATTTTTTCTCAATATTCGACATAAAAAAGCCGTAACAGTACAGAAACTGCTACGGCTACAAAGAAACGAGCATCGTGTTTTATTTTTCAACGGTCACGAAGCCGTTGTTGATTAGGTCGGCAAGGAAGGCATCGGGGCTGTCTGTGGGAACAAGGTAGCCCTCGAGTTCCTGTAAGCGGTGAGCGAAACGCACCATATATTCTTCGTCTGTGCCTTCGCTATCGAATCGGCTGCCTGTGCGAAGCTGGTGGAGGAAGTCGGCTGGAGAGGTGGCGACGATTTTGTCGCCACCCTTCAGCCTGTAGGTTGTTAACATGCTGCTAATTTTTTAGTTCTTAATCTGAAGTATAACTTTTCGCTTTCAGTAAGGAAAGGAACGTCCTGCAAGGTGGTGTTGTTTTTCACCTTGCCTTGCTTTGCAAAGGTAATCATTTTTGCGAGAAAATGAATCCAAGCAGACATCTTTGTGAAGTTCGTTGAACCTCCGTGCTGGCGGAACTCTACCGTGCGGTGGCGTGCGTAGGCTTCAAGGTTTATCTTGTGGTAGCGGTTGTTAGCGAAAGCAGCTCTGAGGTCGCTAATGTTAGAAGCTCGGTTGATTGCTATCTCTGAAATGGTGGCAATAGTCCTACAGTAGCGGTTGTTGCGTCTGCTCTGTGGCATAAAGTGGTCGATTACATTCTCAAGGCGTTTGTAAGAAATTATAAGGTTCTTCCAAGTCTGAAGGTCGAACTCCGCAGCGTCCATGTGAACGTGAAGTCCGCAAGAGTCGTTAACCTTAGCGTTGCAAAGGTCGAGGACCCAGCAGACCTTTTCAAGTTCCTCAATTCCTTGCTCTCCGTGGAGGATTGGGCTAACGAGTTCGAAGGTATTGTTGCCTGAAAGGCTGCTGTCGGTAACCAACTTCCAATGGTCGTTGTGGTCGTTGTGGTTGTAACGCTCAACGTTAACTCTGATGCCTGCTGCGGTAAGTTCTCTTGCGAGGCGTTCACGTGTGCAGTTGTAAGCTTCAATCTCAATACCAAAGTTGTGGTTGAAAGTGTAGTCGAGTTGTGGAAGAACTGTTGATGCTGCTTGTGCTGCGCTCTGTGTGATTCCCTGCATCATTCGCTTGTAAACGTTCTGCACAAATCCGTAGTTTCCGTTTGCTACAAGGTCTGCAACCTGTCTGCGTGTAAGTCCAAGGCTAAGAAGCTTCTGAATCTTTGAAGTCTTTGTTCCGTTCTCGTTGAGAATGTTCTGAATTTGCTCGTTCATAATCTTTGTTTTTTGAATGTTCTTTGTTTCTAATTGTACTGCTAAGGTAACACTATAATAAGGAACACGCAAGTACTATCACCTTTATAATCAGTGATTTAGAAGTAATTATCTAATGATAAAAAACGATACAAAAAGGGCTAACACATCACTACGTTAGCCCGTCATCCTAAACAATCTTCAATCTGAAAAAACTATTAACTATCAAGCTATAATTCTACCAACTTATTAACGATACAAAGGTAAGGATTTAAGGCTGTTTCGCAAAGGACCGACTTAAAAGGTGCGTTCCAAGTGTGTCAGGCGCAACACAATTGAGCATTAAGGTCCAACCAACCGAGGAGAGTTCTGTGGCGACAAAAGGAATCATCTCCGCCTTGTCGAGTTCGCCTCGAGATATCCAATCGAGTTCGCCTTCTTCAGCATCGGCAATCATCCAAGCGTGAATCTTAGAGAGTAGGCGAAGTGCAGAATCGGAGGCAAGCATATATTCAGCAGCATCAGCACGGTTCGGCATTTTGTTTGCTACGGTGATGGCGATGCGCTGGGTAATCTGATAAGAGTTGCGTCCATCCGCTGACATATTCAGTTCGCCATAGTCAACGAACAGGAACGAACCCACTAACTTATCGATAAGCTGCCTAAATTCATCGAATGACTGACCATAGACATAGTTGGCTATCTCAGGAAGTCGCGACACATTGGGAAGTTTATCAAGAGACTCCGCAAGGTCATTATAACCAGGGAAGTCGCTCGCACCATTGGTAAGTATAGCACGAACACCCTCTTTTGACGGATATTGTGCGAAATAGAGAAACTGATCTTTAATCATAATATCTTATCGATTACAGAGATAGGAAGCCCTACCTCCTCACTGATTTTTAATTTATCCCAGCCAAAACCCTTCATATCCTTGACCGCATCGATAGTCTTCTTACGCAACACCTTCAGATAAGTAAGTACGTTCATCTGCTCTATCTGTTTTGCATTTCCAAGCCCCTCCTTGGAGAGGTCATAGAGTGCGTCAGAGGCATCGGTAGTGATTGGCTGCTTGGGTTTATGAGCAAACTTAGAAAGCAGAGAGAATGAAGTTTTACTAAACAGATAGTTGTTAAATGCTTGAAAATTAAACGATATAGCCGTAAGCGTTTCGAGTGGAAGTTTAGCGAAATCGTTAGCCAATTCGTGTGCACGCTCAGAATTGTACTCTTTCTCTGGATAGTATAGAATGGCAGCGAGTAACGGCAACGATTCCTCACCTCGCTCGATAAGCCCCTGCGCCTCGACATACTGAAGGGCAGTAAGTGAGCAGGTGAGTGTACCGAAGCTCGTCTCAATTCGATAACCAGGATAAGAACGCTCGCCAATCTGAACTGAAGGGATGAGCTGCGCACAGAAACAGAGGTCGATTACGTATTGATAATCGAGCCTGCGTAACACACGTGCAAGTGGAATATTCAAACGATAAGGATCAATACGACGGCATAACTCGTAAGTATCCTCGTCGACACCGTCCAGAACACTATTGTTATCAGGATAGTTTATCTGAAACATAAACGTGAGTTGTTCTGAGATTGCTACGAGGTTGGCAATCTGTTCCTCTGAATGGAATTTACGTTTGTTCCAACCCATGATGTCGCATAACCAGTTAATCCGAACCTCGCCAGCAGATATTTCGCCAGCTGCCATACGAAGGAAGTCGCCTACAAGGCGGATGAACTGACGGTCATTCATCGCATCCCAATGGTTAGGAATAAAATGTATTTTACCTTTATATATAAGTGAAATATCCTTCTTCATGGCAACATTATGATATTATCATCAGGATGATTGTACGCTGAATTAGAACAGAAGTCTGAAACAGTCTCAGAAGAGAGTAGCGTGTCAGCATTAGAGAGGAGTTCTTCTGCCTCACGATCGAGGCGGTCGGCAAGTGCGAAGATAGCACTGGATTCGTCCTTGCCAGAGCGTGAAGCGTGACTATCATCGAAGAGGTTTCGAATCGTCGAAGGGAACTCGAGGATATCAAATCTACGGAGCGACTTTGCTATTGTCTTCTTTACCAAGGCAAGCAACAAGATAGGACGAATACGCTCTCTATTGTCATCAGTAAGTTTCTCGAAGTAAATCGACATAACTTCATCAAGCGTTTCCTTCTGCAATGGTATAGTTCTAAAAAAGTAAAGATAAGATGCATCGATAGGATAGATTGAATCCATCTGATCCATTGTCTTTATTTCGCATCGCTCCAAGATAGGGTAGTAAGGTGTCTTGCGCCACAGCTCAGCGAGTTCACCTTCGGTTGGTTCTGACAACAGTTGTACAAGCGTGTCGATTGCATTACAGTAGTTTTCCATATAAGAACGCTTCATTGCTTCCAGCTCATACTTATACACATTGACCTCGCCCTTCCTTCGATTAACACTATCAAAGATGATTTGAGTTGCCATGGTCATGTTCGCCATAGCAGCACGCAGAGCTTCCATAAGAGGAGAGTTTTCTTTCTCTTTTAAAAGTTCATCGAACACCGCACGACTGATGATGATTTCAATACGCTTGCGAGCCGTAAGACCAGACGAACGCAAATCGTTCAGGTCCATATTAGTTTCCACTCCAGGCGCATAAAGACTGAAGGTGGAGAAGTTCTTGAAAATGTCTACGAGTATATTCATGACTGCTGTTGATTTAGTCTGTCTTTTGGTGCTACGTCTTCCTGTCGCTGTGGAACCTCACGATAGAAGCCTATGCGATAACCCTGCTTATAGAGTTCAGGGAAGTTCAATCGGAGAGCGAGATTGAATGGTTCTGCACAGATTTCATCTTCAGGTGTGAGTGACATTATATAGATAAGGTAGTTATAGTAAGCATCAGAACCTGACTTGCTGATAACACCATCCTTACTCACTGCTGTGATGGAAGCATCCAAACCAACGCTTGACAGCAAGGCTTCTTCCGCTCGCTTATCGTAGGAAATCAGTGCATCGATATACTCCTTATACTTAAGGTCGATCGTTTCGATTCTCCACTGCAGTTCGTGACCTGAACTATCCATAAATGAAATAGAAGAGTAGGCCTTGCCTTGATTGTCGGCACCGCTCAGATAGTCGCCTATCTTACGCAGTTCAAGGCGCATATACTCTACAAGCAACGATTCACGGTATTCAGTACCGATGCTGATGCCATTATACTTAACCAAGTCCTGCTTCTTAGACGAGCGAATCTTATTCTCCTCGCATAGCTTCACTAACTGATTGCGCTTGCTGGACACCCATTCATTCGGAATGATGATGTGTATCTTCGCTGCAAGGGAATTACGCAAGAAGGAATTGATGTATGAGGCGGTCTTGTTACTACCTTGAATATATGGACGTGCGCCCTGGTGGGTTTCGTTCACACCGTAAAACTCATCTACTGATTTCTCACGGTGATGTGACACGGCAGCGAATAGATAGTTGTCAACTTCTGACAATGCGAACTTAGGATATATTTTGTAATTGCCTAAGCCGTATGTCCAGCGTCCTACAGCGATATTGTTGAAGTCGCCATAGTTAATCTGATCATAGGCTACATCCTTACGAGTAGTAGCAAGACGGCAGTGCTTATTCTCTAATGGTTCAAGTCCAGCTACTGGCAACATACCAATACGCTTACCACGTGAGAACCTCCACTTAACGAAGTAATCACCGAACCAGTAGTAGT